TGTGATACGAGCAGCTTTGTTGATACCAAGAATGTTTGCGACTCTTTCGTTCTCTTCCTTTGCAACCTTTGTTGCTGCCTTTACATCTAACTTCTGAACAACACCTGAACCGATACCTGTCATACCCACTCCAAGAAGACCGTCTTTCTCTGTTGTTCTTTGCCAGATTGGGCGAAGGTAGTGGAAGTCCGTATAACTTGCTTGAAGTGTTCCGATGAATGTTGCTGCACGAACACGGTCTTCTAAATCTTGTTGGTCTACCACGTCTGAAACGTTTACTTCACAGAGATTACAGAATTGGAACGGACGAAGACCAATTTCACAGCAAGGGTTTGTTCCCCAATCTTTATCGTTCGAGAAGTAAATTCCTGGCTCACCTGCATTTGAAAGTTCAATCTTCTTCCAAAGTCCTTTGAAGAATTCCTCGGTTACTTTACTACGAAGCAATACCGCCGAATTATTTGCACGTCCACGTTGAGGATTCAATTCCCACCATGAACCAAACTTGCATGAAATCATTTCGTCATCATCAGCAGAGAAAAGAGAGATAAGAGCAGCACGACGAATACCACCAGCAAGAACTGCATCTGCAATGTGACAAACAATATCGTGAACTTCGATAGGTGACAACTTGTCTCCGTCTTTCTTCAAATCAAGAATGGCACGAAGTTTTTCAACACAGATACGAAGTGGTTCTGAGCCAGGGGCTTTGCCACCTGATGTGATAAGACGAGCACCCTTTGGACGAATATCGGAGTAATCAAAACGAATCGATGATCCACCTGTAAAGTAAGACTTAATAACTGCCTTGATTGCATCTGCCCAACCTTCAATAGAATCGGATACAAGGAATCTCCTTTCACGATCTGCCTTTGGTTTACGGATTTCAGGGAGTTTTTCTACGTGGTGTTTTTGAACAGAGTAACCTACACCCGTCCCACCAAGAAGGAGAAACATTACTTCACCGAAAGCACGCCAGTCATCAATCGGTAGGTATGCACAGTTGTAGATACGATTCGGAGAAATTTCAATTGGTTTACCACCGAATTGAAGTGAACGCATTGAAGGAAGAATCTTCTTATCATAGACAAACTTATAAACGTTTTCGATTTCATCGTGGAGTTGTGGATATTTCTTTTGGTGCATCTCTTTGTTTCGAGTCACCAACTCTTCCCAAGTTTCCCGACGGTTTAGTTCTGGAATAAAACGAGCGTATTTCATATACACCGTGATGTCCGAAAGTATTCGGTTGCTAATGTCCATAAGTTTCTCCGATTATTTTTTTGTTGAAAACGTTTATTTCTGTGTCTAAAACAGAACAGTATAGACATAACTATACTGTTTGAAAGAAAAAATCGTCTATTTTTGGCTAAAATCTACATTAATTTTTGTTAATTAAAACCCTTCAAGTTGCTTGAACTTTTCAGACAAAGCTCTCTTAACGTGAGTCTCACCCTTCATACTTTCATTGATACTACGGGCAATATCAGAGTTAGGTTCAAAGATTTCAATGTGACCAGTCATTGTGTTTACCTTACTTGGGAAAGTCATACCATCTGGTCCAAATCGATTTTTGATGATGTGCCATCTTCCCGTTCCACCAATCTTATCATTTGTTTTTCGAGATAGAGACATGATGAAATCCGCAACCATCACTTTATTGTAAGACTCTGAAACTTTGTTACCCTCAATGACATCTTCCTCTGTGGAAGAACGGTTTGCTTGTGATGCAGTCCAAATTGGAATATCATACTCACCAGCCAAACCACGTAGTTCTTCATAGATGTCATTCAACTCTAATCTCTTATCACCTGCCTTAGATGGACGGATCAAGTCGGCATAATCCACTATGATAATGTCAGGTGTTTTACCTTGTGAAATACACTTTTCAATATGAGAAGATAGGGTAATTACACTGGCAGTCCTTGTTGGATAGTGTTTGATAATAAGGTCACCCGTTATGTTTTCGAGTGTAGATTTGATCTTTTCCTTAGATGTTTCCTCACCGAGATTTTGAAATGGTATGTTTGTTAGGAATGCATCCACCCGTCTACCAACGTAAAAGGCATTCAGTTCAAGTGTGTAATACAGAACGACTTTACCACTCTTCAATGCATTAGCGGCAAGATTGATCAGACCCCAACTCTTACCACCACCAGCAGGAGCAACTACAACCCCTAACTCACCACCAGCAAGACCACCACCAGTGATGTCATTGATTACTTCCCAACTGGTTGAAACACAAACACGAGAACCTTCCTCATATCGTTCTTCAATATGATCTTTGTATTCGTGTCCTACATCTTTATCAGCACCTGCTTTTAATGCAGAATCTACTTTTTTCTTGATTGCATCGAACTTACCGGCTTTCAAAAGATCAACCGATTCGAGAATGGCCACTTTCATCTTTTGATTTTTACAGAACTCAATCGTAGTATTCTTTACGTAATCAAGGTCTGGTGCATTCTGTAATTTGTATGCTTCTTTTAATCCATCGACTATTGAAGTTTTAAGTAGCTTATCTTCAATAGGAATTATCTCAGATTTAAACACTTCTTGTGTTGGTATGTTTTTGTATTTAGTGTGATATGACAATATCTTGTCTACCAACCAATTATTCGCCTGTGATTCAAAGTATGCCGGTTCAATCAAATCGGATACTTGTTGTAGAAACCCTCTATCTGAAATGAGAGATGAGATTACCTTTGTTTGAAACGTATGACCGTATTCTGCTAAATTATCCTGCATTTTTGTCCCGTAGGGAATTTAGATTACTGAAATTGTTTTGGAGCCATTCATCCCAATTAGATATGGCACCACGAAGTTTATCCTGAATACACATCATATCCAGTTGTATTTTGTTGATAGTAGAAATTTCACCATCAACAATATTACGTATGTTTGACTTTGTTGATGCTGGAATATCGACTTCCAACAATTGCATCAACTGATAGTTTCTCTCGAAATCTGTGATGTGTTCTTTTAATTCATTCATAGCTTTGGCTTTACCGTCATACAACTTACAACTTTCTACGAACTCTTCCAAAGGAATTCTTCTCGGTTCTGCTAATTCTGGAAAATGTTTTTGGATTGTCTTATCTCCCATACCACGAATTCCCGGAATAGAATCGGAGTTATCACCGAGTAGAGATTTGTAGATAGTAAAGTTTTCACAAGAAATTCCATACTCCTCCAAAAGATTTTCAGGGTTGAACATCTTCTTTTTAGTAGGAACATAAACGTTGACTCTCTCTGAGACAAGTTGAAGAAAATCTCGGTCATTGGATAGGATGTAAACCTTTTCCTTGAAGTAAGATGACAAGTAGGCAATGGTATCATCTGCTTCAATATTATCAATTGCAATTGTTGTTACGGGAAGATGTTGTAGGTATTCATAGAGACGAACCATTTGCCATTTCATTGATGCCTGTTCATCTGTTATATCTTCAAAACCTGCCGCACGATTCAAACGAGACTTGATTGCCCGACGTTCCTTATAGTTCTCATAGATTTTCTTTCTACGATGTGAACCACCTTTACCATCAAAAACAACCACAACCCGTGTGGGTTTGACCATACGAATTGTGGCACCAAGTGATTTGAGGAATCCCGAAAGGCCACCTATATGTTGACCATCTTCATTGAGTGTTGGGATTGCACTGAAACAACGGATGAACAAATTCATCCCGTCAACTATAAGAACTTTACTGTCTCTGTGGAGTTTATCTAAGTTTTCGTGTTCTGATTCCACTTCTTTGAGTAGGTCTTTGTATTTCCGAATCATCATAATGTATTCCGTGTGAGTTTGAATGGAATACAATATACGAAATTTTCGGGAGATTTTCAAATGAAAAAGGGAACCGAAGTCCCCTTTTGTTATTTCATATACAACTATTCAAGTTAGTCAAAGTATTCTGGATATAAGTCGTGTTCAATACTTTTTCCGTTTTCAAAAGTGAGTTTCAATACAGTTGCCGTGTCACCATTATAATCATCTTTGAGTTCAATTTGAGCAGATTTCACGGGAATGTTTTTGACATTACTTGGAACTCCGCTTTCAAAGGTCATACCGACCATATCTTTCAAATTCTTTGCGAATTTTCTATTCATCTTATCGGAATACTCTTTATGAAATCTATCAATCAATTTACGCTTTTGTGCACTGATTCCATTGCTAGATAAAGCAGGGTCTGATGCAACTGTTCTTTCAAATGTTTTGGCAGTGTCTTTGAGTGAACCTTCATTCAAGGATTTTATGATTTCTGTAAGTTTCATTTTGGACTCCGATTATTTCATCACATTTGTTTTTGAATTTGTGTGCTGATACCAATTAGAATATACTCTTCTATCTCACTGAAACTTTTTAGTTGAAAATTCCCAACGCTCTTTATAGTTTGTCTTTCAACTTTGTCAAGTATATTCAATGACATTTTCATTTTGTCATCGGGCATTTTTTCTTTTTTTACCGCATCTTTCATTTTTACAAAGATATTACGTGTGTATGGAAGTAATATATTTTTCCTATCAGAACGATCTTTATCAATTACGTTGTTTACCACTTTATAGAATAACGATCCAATCATACGATCTTCATTCAAGGACTTCTTTATTGATTTGAGTGTTAGTTCTGATTCTTTCAGAAGTTGTTTTCTACTTGACAATTTCATTTTGGACTCCGATTACTTTGTTATTTCTTTATCGTTACTATTCGTTTTACTTCAACCGGAACTGGTTCAAAGTAATCACCAAGCATTGCTTCTACTCCCTGTGTATCAGTATAAGCATCATCCCACGGAAATTCATATTCTGAGTCATCATAATTATTAACGATGAAAACGTGAGCTTTATTTATGTCATTGGTGCCCATTGGTTCGCCGTAAGCTCCTTTAAACATCACATAATAACCGACTTGCATATTTCTACCATAGCCAGTATCACGCGCCCACTTACCTGGTTTTGTATGACATCTAACAACATATTGTTTTGGTTCTTGAATCATTTTACGTTTTACCTCTATCCGACCTTCATTCAAGGACTTCTTGATTGATTTGAGTGTTAGTTCTGATTCTTTCAGAAGTTGTTTTCTACTTGACAATTTCATTTTGGTCTCCAAAAAAATACTTTGGTTATATGATATAAATATGGGGTGAAGAAGAAAATCCTCACCCCATTTTATCAAATCTCATCCAACAGTGGTTCGTCAGAGATTATAACATCATCTAAACGAACTTCATCGGTTTTTTGGTAAACCATTATAACCTTTTCGGCAATGTCATCATAAACTGTTTCCGCACGATCGGGATCGGAGACAATCTTTTCCACGAAATCCTTACCCTGAAACTTTATGACTTCACCGGTACGTTTATCAGTATATTCATACCAAGCACCACTCTGGCGAACTAACCCATACGTTTTCATTGTTTCCAACCACGATGAGTAATCATCTATTCCACTGTCAAAATACACGGAATACTCAGCAGTTCGTGAAGGAGGGCCACAACGATTTTTTACCAACTTTGCCTTTACCTTGGCACCAACCACTTCCTCCACACCATTTATCTTTGCCTTGATGGCACCGATGGATGATAGACGGATTCGGACAGAGGCGTGGAATGGAATTCCCTTACCACCGGGAGTTGTCCACGGGTCAGAGAAAGCTGGTGCATTCAACTTTTGACGAAGTTGGTTTGTAAAGATAAGGCAGATACGTTCACGACCAATCAAGTTCGTAATCTTTCTCATCGCCTTTGAGATGATGAGTGCCTTAGCAGTTGCATAACCATCCTTATCAAAGTCAGCTGCCATCTCTGTCTTTGTTGAAGCTCCTGCAATGGAGTCAACAACGATAGTCACAAGTCGGTTCTTATCTGATGATCGAACCTTCTCGATGATGGTCTCCACCGTTTCAAAGATGTCTTCCACCGTTTCGAGTGGAACATACAACATCTCTTTTAGATTGAGACCGATGGCTGAAAGAAACTCTGTTGAAAGGGCATTTTCTGTGTCAATATAGACAGCAAGACCGCCCTTCTTTTGAGTGTTGAGTAGGGTGTGAGCGGCAAGTAGTGACTTACCGCTCTGTTCCAACCCTGTTATTTCACAAACACGACCAACGGGAAATCCACCATTCTTTCTGTTTGAGATGGCAAGGTCAAGGATAGTTGACCCCGTAGATACCCATTCCTTCACAATGGTTGGTGCATCATCGTCACCTTCCAAGAAGTAAGCCGTTTTGAGATTTTGAGATTTGAATTGCTTGTTGATAGTGTCAGCAATCACACCACCGAGTTCATCGGTAAGTTCCAGTTTGTTTTTTGCCATAACTGACTCCTATTAGTTAAATAGGTCATCAAATGCAGCTTCAACATCAGTAACAGTAGGGGCTGGTTTTGATCCACCAGTGCGACTTTCTTCACTCTTAGGACTATCCGATTCTTCCTCAGACTGACCCAACCAAGTTTTAAGTTGTGCGTTCAGATCTTCATATGTTGGTTCTGGATAAAGTTCAGTGATAACTGGTTGCTCTTTGATTTTATCAACTACTGCTGGATTATCAGTAGCAGGTGTTTGTTTTGGTTTAATACGTATGCTAGTTTCTGCATAGGACTTACCAGCTTCTTCCGCTGATTTAACGGTAACTACAACATCACGTCCTTCTTTGAGATCAGTAATATCACCGTAATCCGGATCTGCAATGATCGAAAGAAGTTCTTGGTAGATCAGTTTACCGAATCCCCAAAACTTTACACCCTCATTTTCTTGACCACGAACGATAACAGGAACGTATGTTCGCATCTTTGGTTCCAACTTACGACCCATCAACCAATCGTTCTTGTCACCCGTTTGCTTTAGTTTCTCTGCAAACTCAACTACGGGATCAGGACGACCAAATGATTGTGGTGAAAGTGTTGACTTCTTATTTCCTAGGTTATAGTGGAAATAAAGTTCGATGAATGGATTTTCTCGGTTGTGAGCGTAAGGGACAATTCGGATTTGGTGTTCACCAGGATCTGGTCTCCAAATATTTGAAGTGCGATTGTTCGCATTCTTCAATCCATTCAAACGGCTGCGGATAGCATCAAGATTGATAGCCATATCAATACTCCTTAATAGATAAATGATAATTGTGAACTGATAACTGTTATCAGGTCAATTGTTAATTGATAATACTAATATACGGAATTAAATGTTAATAGTCAAGTGTTATTTTTTGTTTCGCTTAGATTTGATCTTTTGCTGTAGAATTTCTCTTACAATAGATTTGATTCTTTTTTCTAGTTGTTCTTGTGTTGTTTTTGTAGATGGTGTTTCTTTTTTAGATACGGCAGGTTGTGTTGAGGTTGTATCAGATTTTGGTTCTGTGGTTTTTTCCTTACCAGAATCAGTTGCAGTATCTTTTGTTTCTGGTGATTCTTCTTCCTCTTCTTCCTCTTCTTCTGGTTCTTCAACGGGTGTGAGTCTTTCGTTGAACTTATCTGCGAAGTTTGAAGCTACGGTTTCTAGTTCATCCGATATACCACCAAATATTGCCAACTCATCATCTGTTAGATTCTCTATGATTTGCTTTTGAATTTTTTTGAGAACTATCTCTAAATCACCCGATGATTTTTCTACGTCTTCACCAGCAGCCAGTTTTTCCATTACTTTTCTAGCGGCAATATAGAGTGTTCTGAGAAATGGACTGGCACCAAATCTAGAAGAGATCGCATCAAATTTGTCTACGTTTTCCTTGTATGTTTCAGAAGAAGATGTTTCTCTAAACCAAGTAGAAATATCCCCTGGACTAAGACCTTTCAAGATCTGAGACATCAATCCGTTTCCAGACTTTATGAAAGATCCGGCATCAATAAACGCCATATACTTTAATGCTGAAGATGCATCTGAACTAATATCTTCGGTGATTCTCATTCTTTTTCTTAATACACGACCCATTGTATTCTCTTTATGGTTGTAAGGAAATAGTTTTGTTTGACTTGTTGTAATAGATACTTACACTTGTCTTCTTATTGAAGAAGTGTAGTTTATTACCCATTATCTTTTTGTAGTCATACCCCACGTTTCTTAGGACATCAACTACTTCGTGTTCTTGATACCTACGGGTATCTATCAAATTGTTCGGGAGCATAGAAATGTTTTTCAGATCATTTTTCAGTTCATTGAAGATGTTTTCTACACCTTCACCTTCGGCAAGAGATGAAAATTGTTCTCTTAACTTTGAGATAACGTAATCTAGCTCTTTTATGATGTTTGAGTTCTTTTTCATGGTAATCTTCAATTGTTGTAATATACTAATAAATATGACAACGAACAAATTTACATCGAGTAAACGTTCGTAGTTTTTATCTTGAAGGTCTTAAACCCTTCTGGTTTCTTCAACATCAAAGTGTCTCTGTATCTTTCCCACTCAATTGAATACTTCTTATCGAGTATTCCGTTGTTCAATGTTATGATGAGTTCATTCAACGCATTGATCGTGTATAAAGTGTTCGTGTCTTTTTTTCTATGAACCATTATTGAGTTTGGAAGAAAGTCTTTTCGTTCATTCAAGACTACATTGTATGATAGAATCAATTCGTTGTCTATTCCCTCGGCCTTTATTAGAAATACTTTGTTGTTATACAGTTCAAAAAGATTAGATATGTTGTTAAGTGTAGTGTCAACCTGATATTTTTTTACGAATGTGCATACTAATTGTGTTCTCAATAATCCTCTCTCATTAAGTTCATCTACCAATATTGGCAATATTTTCCAACCAATTGGTAATCACCTCCTCATCTCCCACATATTCGTGTAGAACACCAAGAAGAACATTTAAGTGTGCTTCATTTGTATGGTCAACTATTCCCGAAGGTATTCTCTTTGACCATTCTTCCACGATTTCAGATATAACGTCATTCATAAAAATCTTTCATTTAGTGATTACCTGCATATAAATATGGTTTTAGATTACCAAAATTGTCTCCAATTGAAACTTTAACTGTCATACCATCAGTTTCAAAAGATCGTTTGAGAGTTTCTATTAGTTCAATGCCATCATTACCTGACGGTATTTCAAATATGAAAGCATCATAGAGATACATGGTAAACACAGAGTCACTGTCCCGAATTATTGGTAGAATGTTCTTTATCTTACGAACATTGTATTCGGTTTCAAGTGATTGGAGAAAGTAGTTGAACACTTTGTTTGGTGTAGGATTCTCTATTTCCCTGAATCGTTTACCATAGAAATACGATTCAATATACCCGTGTTCTGTGTATTCGTTGTAGAGTTCATCTATCATTGCCTGAACACGTAGGAAAAATGGGTGTTGTAAGAATTGATCCGTGATTGTTCCGTATATGTTTTGGAACACTCGTGACTTTACTTCATCATATGGGATGTCAAGATTGAGTTCTTCCTTTATCTCTTCATATGGGTGTTTAGTAAACTTGTAGTCCAGAATCTTAGCAAGTAGTTTGATGTGGAATGCATCATAGTCAAACTGAACTATCTTCCCGTTTTCAAATCTAGATCGAATTCTATCACGGGTTCCATCGTTTTTGTTCAGAGCAGCAAAGTTGAAATTATTCCAAGCATTACTTGGTCTAGATGTTGCGGTATGCCACATATAGTTTTGTTTCTTAAACTCGTCACCCACCAATACACTATTAGATTCTATCTCGTGGAATACTGATACAAAATCATCTGTAAAACTAACACACTTGTCAGATATTAGACTTGGCTTCCAGTATGGTAAAACGAACAGAACAATATTCTCACAGTATTCTATTATCTTTGAAAGTGGTATGATATTTGATACCGACGAATGATTGTAGAACTTTGCGTAAAAATGATCAAAAGACTTTGGATAGAAGTCCTCGATCTTTATCGTATCATCTATGTAATACTGCAAATACGAGTTCAAATCGATACCCCAATCGATGCCCAAGTAAGCAAGACCCTTTTTATTCAACACAAGAGATTTTGGATGGAGTTGAATATCGTCTATGTTAATATTTGAATGCATCTTGTCTGGGTGGGAGAAGTTGATAAAATCAATACTACCACCTTGCATATACAAATACAACCCAACGATTTCTGCATCTGATGGATGTTTTGTGTTGTTTTTGAAAATTGGAATACAGATACTTGGTGTATCTTTAAACATAACTTATCTATCGTATTCTGTGTGTTCTCTTGGATTATTCAATATCTGACGTAATATACGAAATTTTTTTGAGAATCTATCAATAATTCTTTGATTACTACTGACAACACCAGATATTTTAACTATTCCGTTTGAGAAAACATCTAGCTCTGGTCCTGTCAACTTCCAAGGAATTGTTAGATAATTGTAAAGATACTGGTTTATACCAACATTATCTGTAAAGAAGTTATCAATTTGTTTCTTATCAACTTCCACCATGAAGGAGTTTGGTTCATTTCTTTTGTAAACAAAATATCTATCCATAACTCCCTGAGCAGTTTCGGTTTTGTTTGGTATTACTTTTACTGCTCTTGGTGCAACATACGAAAAATATTTCTGAGATCCAATAACTTCAATTTTTTCACCATTGTATGTTGTATAGTTTTTCAAATCCAAATATCTAAAGTATGGCTCTGGATTCTCTTTATACACAACCAAACGCTTTGATCTTTTTGGATCCCATTCTCTTTCGGTATAGACTTCACCGTTAGAGTATCTGTGGTAATACCCAATATACTCTTGCCAAGTATCTATGAACATCCATTCCTTCCCTCGTGTGTAGAGGTTCTTTTCTATTTGTGCGTCTGGATAATATATCTTCTTTCTAAATGACATCGGTCTATTTACCTATTTATCTGTTACTATTAAATGATTCACCGGGTAATAAGTTACTACCGGCACCACTGGTTCTTTGTGGTCCAGTTATTGGTGAAGTATTGAATGGGTTCAATCCAGGTATAGTTGTAAGTTGAGATCCAGGTGTTGTTGGTAGTGGCGTATCTAACTGTTCAAGCTTGAACGGTGCACTCACACCGAGTCTAATATCACTGGATGTGTTCTCATTTGATTCTATCTCTCCAATAGCCGTGACTCTAGCTTGAGTAGATAATTGTGTTGTCCAATCTTTACCTTCGATTGTGTGTGTAATTTTAGTCACCGTAAAAAGCATTTGATATGGTGATGTATTATAAATAGCGGGTATCATGGTTGTAGACAAAGTATCTCCAAACTTAAAACCATTTATACCATCGATTGTTACTGTGAAATTCACTGGATAAATAGCTTTGTTTAACCAGTGAGCGTCCTGTGCATTCGATGTTCTTTTTATCTTTACAAGAAATCCCCTTAATTCTTCTGACCAAGAATTACTAAATCCCTGAGTTACACCATTATAAATCAGTCTAGCTATGTTTTCTTTTGCGTCAAAGTATTCTTTATCAAAGGCAGAGTTATTCCTCTGATCCCTTGTTGCCAGCCTAATATTGGACTGGTCTGGCTTAGCGTTCCCTCTGGCGGCTGTGAATGCTGCCATTGCCATTGCAGGTGGTGGCTCGGATTGAATATTAACACTACGTATTAATGGTTTGAATATAGTTGGACTAAACTCATACGGATTAACTTGAATTTTTGTATTTAAGTTCAAATCTTCTATCGTTAGGATAGCTTTATCATTAGTTTGATTAATATTGTTTATCTTAGGTTCAAACAGAACTGGTGTCAATTCATATGTATCACCAGACGCATGATTTATCTTCTTACACAGTTCATCTAAGAATTTTGGTAAAGACTTATATGGAATGTTGTTTGCGTTATCGGATATGAGTCCTTCATATGTTGACTTAACAAAGTTTGTGCTTAACAGTATTTCCCCAATATCAATCAATCCCTCGTCAGTGTCACGGGTTAATGGGTTTGATTCTGGTCCACCTTGACCAAATGGCTGTAATTTACCATACTTACCCATAAGCTGATCTGGAAAATATACTTCAAGTGGATATGCAGATATTATGTCTTTTAGATATTGTGTGTCATTACCGAAACATTGAACTGCAAATATCTCTTTAACTGGATCATCAAATGATTCCAACAACTCATTTATGAATTGAGCCACTGCACCAAATTTAACATACCATTGGGTGGTTGCCACTCTATTTGGTTGATCTGATTCATTGGATGATTGTTGAGATTCTTCTGTTGGTAACCCCAGCGCAATGTAATCAAGTTTTTTGTTGAGTGTATTTGATTTTGGTATGTAATTGTATTGACCGTATGATAGTGCCTGTGATCCAGTCATTTGAGATAAGTCTGAATCAATTACGGTTGATAAGTTACTGCCGATTAACGCCTTACCAGATGCGTCCGTTGACGTTACTGTTTTATCAGCGGCGTTAGACATATCAGCAGAAATACCAAGAGCCAGTCCAGAAGGAGAGATTATAGAAACAGATGCCTCTACCGATAGATCATCTTTAAAATTCCAATTGAAATTGTAAACGATTCCAGTAAAATCACCAGTGCACGCACGTTGATTTTGTGCGTAAACACTCCATCCCCATTTTATTCTAACTTCTCTACCGGGAACAAAAAATGCCTGTTCTAGTCCACCAATATCAAATCCTTTACTTGTCAATTCTGGAAAGATTGTAAACGTAAAAGTTGACTTCATAAATGAACCCAACTGACCCTCGTTTGTTATAGTTACACCAGTAAGTAAGGGTTTTTCTGGAACATTCCTGTCAGCATTGTATAACGTTAAGTTACCTTTTGAATCTGATAAAGTTGGTGTTCCTGCCGTTCCTAATATGATTGAGGGATTGAATTTAGATTGAACCTGTGCCCATGCAGTTTTTTGATACCCCCACTCTACGGAAAGTGGTCTGGATGCACCAATACTTCTAACCCGTCTTCCAACAAGTGCAGCCCTGTTTGAAAGTTCATTTTTGACAAAAGAATCTACCTCCTGATAAAACGGGTTTATCTTTCTTCTATTGTTATTTTGGTCAAAAATGGAAGCCATAACTACCTGTCAATATTTTCATCACTAAGTAAAGCTCTTATTCCAGTGTATTCTTCGTATAAAGGTATCTTCACAATTATTCCGGCCGGTACATCTAAACTACCCTTACCTAGATTATTTGCCTTAGCAATCACAAACCACAAAGTCTCATCACCATAGAATTCTTTCGCCAGTAAGTCTAATCTATCACCTTCCTGTGACAATATCTTAGTAGTCTCTGATGTTTCAAAGTTTGGATATAGGACTGATGATAATCTTCTAATATACTTAATATTTCCATCACTTTCTATTTTCTTTGAATTATTTACAATTGTTGCAAATTCATATCTATTAGCCATGATACTTTCCTATTTAGGTAGTGAACGAAGATGCTTGGTTACTGTTTGCCCCTGATAGTACAGATTCTTTGATAAGATTACTTATCTCTTCTAATATTCTATGTTGTTGTTCCAAAATACACATTGTATCTTCCTTTTGGTTATATATCTGCAAATTCTG